AAATGTTTATATATTCCTTCGTCTTTACCATAAAAAGACCATATATAATTTTTAAAGTTTTCTATCTCATCTATATCTAGTTTTTTCATGTTATCTCCTATTTATTAAATAATTTAATGTTATTTCTGTTTTTTCTTAAAAATACTAATGTATTTGAAAGAATTCTATTCTCCTGGAGATTAATTATATAATTAATGCCATTTACTGAAGCTTTATTTTTAATTAATTGATCCTCAAGATATTGTATTATTTTATTTATATTCATGCTTAAAAATCCTCAAATATAATTACATCATGGTCATCTGTTTCATATACTGAATAATCGTGCTTCAAATCATGCGCAAATTTTTCATAATCAAAATAATTAGATATAGTCGAATTTGAGTCATATTCAGATAATACAACTTCATCAGCATAATTATCTGCATAATCTTGAAACTTAGCATAATCAGTATGATATGTTCTATCATCTAGTGATGATATATCTTCACTCGGATACATTTCTTTAAATCCTTTAACAACTTCATAACCATGTCTTTCTATTGCATAGGCATAATTAGATATTTCTTCAATGCTTGGATATTCACCTAAATCAATAAAATCATCATAATCATGTATGGCCCATTCTTCAGCAAATGGCATTTTTGAACATTTAAGCATTTTATCAATTTCTTTTTGTATGTAATCTTCTATATTAGTATTCCATATCAATTCATCATCTAGCAAAGTAATCCATTTACCATGCAAAATGCCACTATCATAAGAAGATAAACAAGCAACATAGATTTTTCTATATGTTTTATTGTCTTCTGTTTTTTCTTGTATAATCATAACTATAACCTCATATATTTATTAGTTATCTTATTAGAACATAATTTTAATTAATATGTAAAGAAATATTCCTATTATTTTTATCTTTTATTTCCGTTTATAATATGCTTAATATTAGAAATTACAGCTAAGATTTAATTGAATTGGCTTGAATTGGCTAGGTTTGGCTAGGTTTGGCTAACTGATTGAATGAATGATTGAATGGACACTTCCATGTGTCCTATGAGGACAATTATTGATTAACTTCCATAAATCTAATCTTATCATTTTCTGTAAATATTTTGCTTGGCAGATTATATTCGGCTCGGATTAAATTAATTTTTTCACAGTAACAAGCCCATTCTATGTTTAAATTTGATGTATCTGGCTCTTTAGTGAATATCTTATCAAAATTTTTATTGAATTTGGCTTGGTTTTGTATGCGACTTTTAGATCCTTTGCTCACATCTTTCTCCTATGTATCTAGCTATTTTATATCCCCTGTTAATTTATATTCTCCCTCATTCATTGTTTCGTAAATTTCCCACTTGCCATTTGTCTTATGCAAAATAGTTTTAAAGCAACTATCACCACCAACTACTAAGGCAATATCTCCACACCAACTAGGACAATCAGACATATAATCTTCAATGATTGAACAGTTTTGTTTACATAATCTCCCTTGAAACCAATCATCTCCATAATATTTAGCTAATAATTTTTCAATTTCTGTGTATTCTTTACTCATTTTATATCTCCTCTTGATCTATATTGTTTTTCTTCTCGCATGTTTTGTTCTAACTAATTGTGCTTGTGGATATAATGTTTTGTTAATGTAATAATACCCTAGCTCAAGTTCTTCTTCTGTAAAGCCACATTCATATATAGCGTCATCAGTATAATCTTGCCACCTAGCGTCTGAACATTCATTTGCTTTTTCCCATGCGTCATATTTATCTTTGTATAAATAATAATTATCATACTTTTCCCACATTAAAGGATTATCCTCATCATCTGTTCTTATCTCACTTTCAAATGGAATACCATCTAAATATTGTTCATGTGTGTCATTACAAATACACTTACAATTTAAATATATTTGCTCAATAATTTCATTCATGGTTTTCATAATATCTCCTTGTCAATTTAATCTACTAAATAATCTAATCTCGATAAGTCAATTTTGTTTTCTTGCTCATCCCATGTTAATTTATCGTCAATGGTATTGTGTGCTATTATTTCTTCCTTAGTGAGTCTGTTCTTGTCTAAATCTTCACTATGAAATTGTGTATCATTATCAGTATTGATACATACTATCCTTGATAAACTATCTTGGTAAATATTAAGATTAGAAACTGCTTGAACCACTTGCTCTACAATTTGTTCTTCTGATAAATCATTGTTATGTATATCTAATGTAAATCTAGCCATTTTATATCTCCTTGTTAATTCATTAAGGATAGATAGGCGTGGGATTTTGGAATTAAATCCGTATATTTATTATACCCTACTTTGCCACTATCTATCCCATGTCTAATAATCTACTAACAAAATATTCCTATGTCAATTTAAACTTAAGGTAAGACTGTCAATTTGAACTCTTTTTTAAGCAATTTCTCCACTTCTAGCTTTTTTTTTGCAGATAATAGATTGTAGCTAATAATCCCTTTACGTGATCTTAATTTCGCCCTCAAAATCTGCAAATCTCTTGTCTTTTTGTATCTTAACTGCTCATCTTCAATCACTTTGGTATTTTTTTTCCTTCTTTCACGATTATAATTGCAAATTTTTTCACGATTTCTTTCGTAATAACTTTCTTTCATGTTTAATTCTCCATGTAATTTGTTTCCTTTTCTAGAAAGGTATTTCATCTTCATACGATTGTGATTCTTTTTTAGATTCCCATTCGTCTTTCTTGTTTTGTTGCTGATAATCTTTTATGTATTCACTAGCTTTCTCGTAATCATTTGATCCACTACGATTAGATTCTACAGGTTTATCTTCTCTTTTTCTGTAAGTGTCTACTTCTCCATAAAATTTATTAGTTCTGCTTCTTTTAACCGAAATATTAATCCAGTCATCATCACTGTTTTGGCTTTCAAGATACTCGATTAACTCTTTTTTTCTAATACTAACCTTAAAAAATATAAATTGTTTCTCGCTAGTTTCTATGTTTTTTGTAAGATCTGTTTCATTGAAATACAGACCTTTACAAAATTCTTTATCATATGCCATTTTTATCTCCATAATAATATTCTTTAATTAATTTAATGCTCTCATCAATATTGCCCTCGAATTGTGTTGGCTTGTCAGCAAGACCATTTGCCTTACCTTTAAGCAAACATTCTGCAAACTCACTTAAATTGCTGATAAGGTAATTAATAAAGTCTTGGTTATAATCAACTTGCCATATTCTGCAAACTGTTGGTGTATAGTTTATTAAGTAAGTTTTCTCTATTTTTTTACCCAAACAAGATAAAATATGTTGCTGACCATAGACTTGTGGCAACCATAATTTGTTAAAGTCCTCATACTTATCTCGCATTGAACATTTAACCTCTATGATTGTGTTTTCATCTTGTGAAATACCATCTGGTGTTGTAGAAATACTTACAGTTTCCTTGCCTTTAGGTAAATTAAGCCAATTTTGAATGATGTAATTTTGCTGATCTTTGAGATAGTCTTTAGGTATCTGCTTAAAATGTTTTACATAAAAAGCTATACCCATTTTCTCGTTAAAGTTTCCATGAGCAACATATTTCACCATGTGGCTTGGAATTTTTGGCTCTTTACCTTGCAACTGTAATTCCAACATTTCTTTTCTTGGTGTATATTGGCCAAAAATATAATTAGCAAATTGGCTACTTCTTAGGTTTAGATTTTTCATCTTGAATCTCCAATTTATCTATTAATATTAATGCTTTAGCCAACTGTTCCTTACTTGTTTCGTTTGGATTTTCTAACTGCAATTCTTCTGGTGTGCCAGATCCATTGTGGAACACTTGAATACCAAGACCGAATAGGCAAAATGTCTTGACCAAAAGCCGTTGCATATTGTCTTGGATATCATCAGCATTAGGATTTGCTATCGCATTGTATTTGTTGTCATAGACAGGCAACCAATGTTCCCTACTTAAATGGTCTATTTCTACCCTACAATGCAACATCATAGTGCCATCTTCAAACTTCTCGCTAGGTAGCCAAATAACCCTATATTGAGGATAAAAATGGCTCAAAATTGCCCTAGCATAAGACCAAGACAGATAAGAAAACTGCCCTTTAGTATCTAAATAAGGACTTACATCTATTTTGCTAAGAGTTTCCCAAACTTCCTTATATGTAAAGGAACTTTTGGGTATCTCTTGTGGTATCATTTCAGTATTATTCATTGATAGCCACCTTTAGTTTAGTTTGAGGTATTTCTACTGTATGATATTTAACTTTATTGCCCTCTTTAAGATCAACAGCTTTTTGCAAAGCACTTGCTAAGTTTTCTACTGTTGCTTTATCTTCAATAGAATTGTGATTGTTTTCCACATAAAAGTAACCATAGTCAGTTTCTTTAACTATTATGTATTTCATATAAGACTCCTTTATTTTGTTCATTAATAGGAATATTATATTATTTTGAGTAACTTGTAAACAGGATAAAAGAGATATTTTTATATTCGCCTATAATAGTATATAATTATAAGGTAAAAACAAAAACAAGGACTAAAGAAAACTATTATAAAATATAATAGTAAAAGAAAAGTATAATTAATATCACAAAACAGGAGATGAAACAACATGAAAATAAAATTAAATGAAGAATCGCTTGAAAAACTCATTGCAGACATGAGAGCAGAAAGTAAAAAACTTAATCAGACTATACGAGATTTAGATTTATTAGAAGAAAGAAAGAAAGAACTCACTGCTGAAGCGTTCCTTAAAGCAGGACAACAGGGTAAATTGACAGAATCTACAAAAAAAGCTATGGCAACTACCTGTTCACAAGTTTTGGCTTTAAACGAGCTAATAGCGACTCTCAAAGGACAAGAACAAGAGTCTAAATGGAATCTTAAAATTTTTATGGTAAATGCTGATTTATGGAGATCATTAAATTCTTCTAAAACTTTAGAAAGAAAATTATACGAACACCTAAGTTAGAATGTTAAAATATTCTAATATAATGAAAAGTCAATAAAATCTAGGGGTTAGAAAATAATTTTGACAATAATAAAATATTTTAGTATAATGAATTATCCCAACAATTAAGTTGGAGTGAGTAAATTATGAAAATAAATAAAAATCTAATAGACATAGAAGAACAAGATTCTCTTATTGATCTAAAGTTTGACAAGCTCAAAGATGATGAGGGAAAATTTAAATCAGTTGTAATGTCGGTGTTCTACGATAAAACCGATAAATTATATTACGCAAAACTAGACACAGGTTTTACAACAAGAGTAGTCTTGTGTTTTGATGAGCTTGATTTTAAGGGAGATAGATTATGAAGCCAATGAGTGCAAAAGAAACAATAAAACAAATGAAAGAAAATAAAGGTGGTATTAAACCCATTAGAATAAATATTAAAGGTATGATTAAGTGGTTAGAGAGTGGGATAAAGGACAAATCTTTCAAGAGTAAAGAATATAAGGAATGGTTATCTGATCTCAAAAAATTAGATAAGCAAGGTATAGAATATATAAGTTAAACAAAACAGGAGCTAACTATGAACATATTAAAAATTAAAGACTTAGTACATAAGATACTCAAAGATGAGCCATATGCAAGAGATGAAGATAACGTGCTTGTTGCTTTGGTTTGGGAAAAGCAGTTAGATCAAATAGGTTACAAGGGAAGTAGGGATTTTATTACTATCTTGGGAATAGATAAACTGTCAAAGTTTGAGAGTATTTCGAGGTGTTCTCGAAAAATAAAAGAAAATAATCCTGCCTTAAGGGGAAGCAACTATATTGAAAGACAACAAGAACAATCGTCTGTGGTAGATCAGCTCAGAAAGTTTAAAAATAAAAAAGAAAATGAACAAGAAATTAAACGAATTAGAAATTTAATGGAAGATTATAATTAAACAAAATGGCAAAGAAACCGAATAAAGAAACAAGAGCAAGGTATAAAAAAGCTATTAAATTTGGGTGTGTGGTATGCAAAAAGCATTACGGAGTGTATACAGAGCCATGTATTCATCACTTAACAGGGGGAGGAATGGGGTTAAAGTCGAAAGACTTTATCCCTCTTTGATATGCCATACACATCATCAAGGAGAACAAGGAATACATCATTTAGGTAATAAAAAATGGGAAAAGAAGTTTGGAACACAGGAAGAATTATACAAATGGTATATAGAAAATGATAGAGATTGAGAAAAATATACCCATATCTTATCAAAGCAAGTATGATAAATACATACAAGCTATGATTAATATGGGAAAAGGAGAATCATTCGTTGTAAATGATTATAAAATAGTAGACGCAGTAAGAGGCTTTGGCTGGAGAAAAGGACATAAAGTAAAATTTAGAACGATTGCTAAAGATAAATATAGGATTTGGAAACTATGAGTTTAGATAAAATAGAAACTTCATTAATTAAAAAATATGTAAAAGAGTTATCAAATGACGATTTATTTGTCTTGTTTCTGCATTATCAAAGAGTAATTGATGATAAAGATTTGAATACCTTAAACGATAGTGTTTGGTTTTTCGTGCTTAAAGATGAAAAGCACAGGAGAAAATCAGATTAAAGCAGAATTGTTATCTATGATGTTGCCTAAATCACTAGATATGTCTAGTGTAGGTAGTGGTAAATCCCATGACGCTATTACCCCACAAGATATATCGGTCATCTTGTCGTATTCAAACCTTAATCAGAATCAAACTGACTTTCTTTTAATGAAATATCTTAATGACCATTCAGCTATGAATAGGTTATTTAGCCATTTTTATACAAAAGCAGAGGAAATATTTAAAGATATTGAATTTAAACACCCCCAAAAAACTTTAGAAAAAATAGTAAACTGTGCCATTTTAGAATGTGTAATGGTAAATTGCCCTGTTTGTAACGGAGTGGGCTATACTACTTTTAATAAAGTTATTGAGAAATGCAGACATTGTAATGAGGGGGTGTTTATCTATGATGACTTTACTAGATGTCAGATAATGACTATAAAGAAAGTTACTTATGGGAAAATAAGGCGAGGGTACAAACAGATTATGGAAATGTTTTACAATCTTGAACAAGAATCTTTATCTAAAATAGGTGATACATGAAAAAGAATTATTATTGTTATAGGGCCACAGTTGTATTTAGTGGGTGTACCCAAGCAATAAATGAAAAAGACGCAATAAGAAAAGTAATTGCTAATTCTGAAAGATTACCAGAAACAATTTCTTTTAAAGAATCTGAGGTTAAGGTTAGAAAGTTACAGAAAAAACCTAATCATGGTTTGTATGGAGATTCTAAATATGATTGGTGATGAGTTATTAAAAATAGATGGGTTTGATGAAGCCATAATAGGTGTTGAAGAATCTATCGAGCCAAAGTTAGTTTATGATATTGATAAGATCGCTGAGATATTAATGACTAGAGATGAGATGAGTGAGGAGGACGCTTATGATTACATCTCTTACAATATCACTTCTACTTATGTGGGTGAGAAAACCCCAATTATTGTAAAAACAGGCAAATTAGAAGATTTTATCTAAAATCGGCTTCCATATATACCCCTAGAAGCCACGTTTATTAGTCTTGGCATACTTACCTACTACCCTTAATGCTTAACAATATCCTCGCTATCTTTTTGTTCGTTAGGATTGATTTGGTTATTTTCCTCATCTTTATCTGCTAGATTTTGCAATTTAGGCTGTAGATTCGGAATTGTCTTAACTAAATCTTTTAATTCTGCAATTAATTCATCATCTGATTTCTGATGAGTGTTATCTACATTTAAGTTTATAGTTTGTGATGAGAAGTTTCCAAGTTCCAAGATCAGTTTAGCTGTATTTAATCTAACAGCGTCTTGCTCACTTTTTAACAGATCCTGTAATACCGATATGGCTAGACCAGATGTTGAGGTAATTCTTTCCTCATTCTTTTCTCTAATTTCTTTTGAGTATTTCTTTTTAAGATAACTACCCATACTTCTTATTCCTTTCATGTCTTTAGAATAACCAGCTTTAATGCAAGATTGAGTTGCATTGCCTTGAGTATCTCCTTGACAGAAAGCTTCTATAAAAGCCTGTTCTTTTTCTTTATCTATTTTTTTTGGCATAATATTCTCTTTGTTAGATTGAATTGGCTTTGTTTCTTTTTTCTAGCCACTTACCGACTATATCTCTTATATCTTTATTAGGCGAATAAGAAATCATTAAATCTTGTCTTTCGACTATCCATGATTTATCTAAAACTAATGATCCGTCAATATCTGTATTTTCTTTATCTCCTGTAATATGAGATACAACTGTGATTGTTTTATCATTTTCCTCTACAATGAAACCGACTGAACAACACTCGGCTAAATCTGTTTCTAATTCATTAATATCTGTCCACCCATGAGTAGGACTTACAGCGTCTTTCCAGTATAATAAAACAAGTTTTGCTTTCATTTGTATTTAAAAATATATTTACTCCATAAATAACTTCTTGCAATACTTACCACCATAAATATCAAAGACAGATGAAACATTTCCCATATATTTATATGTATATCATACAAAGGAAATATTAATATTTGAATGATTACAGCAAGAATAAGGCCACTTCCTATATCTAATGTTCTATGTATTAGATGTTTTGTATTGGTCATTTTTTCTTTCTTAAAAACTTTAAGTATTCTGCACCTTCTTGGACTTCCCAAAATATCTTAGTAAAATCAGGGTGTGTATCAGGCAAGTAAGTATTAAATACTGCAACTGCACAAGGCGACATCATTTTATTGGGTAAATTTAACATCTTGGCATAGTTGTCATATTTTTTATACGAGCCAACTTGAACGCAGTGCATTGTTATATCTGAGTTTGCATCTTTAATAGGCATATAACCACTAACATGAGTATGTCCTGCCATTAGTAAATGATCTCTTGCATTAAATATTGCATGTCTAACAATACCATGTGCTGTGTTATAGATTGAATGTCCTCTAAAATTATGAGAACAATTTACTCTTATATTATGTTTAGGTAGTTTGAGTTTGACTCTTATGTTATGGGGTGCATATGTAGTTTTTAAAGGTCTTGTAATCCATTTTAAAGGATCACCTTCTCCACTCCACATATCATGGTTTCCAGCTACTATAAATAACCAGTTAGTATAATTAACTAACCATTCGGTTAGCTGCCATGCTTGTTCTGCTGATGTGCTTTGTTCTGCCCAAAGACCTGCAAGTTTAGTTCTTCTTGCCCAGTTGTTTTGTAAATCACCTACATTACAAGCATACATTCCATCAGTTTTATTTGTTATATCTAAATGTTTAATAACACTAGGCATATCGCAACCATCATCATCTATATGTGGGTCGCCCATAATATATAATCCAATGGGTTTGTCGTCTTTAATTCTTATATTTAAAAATTCTTCGTTTCTTTCTTTTTTTTCTTTACGATTAAAAGTGTCAACTCTTTGTTTAATTAAATCTTCTGTTGATATTTCTTCATCATAAAATTTATTTTCTACTTCAAAGTTTTTAATTTTGTTTGGCGAGTTTGTTTTTTTACCACAATCTCTACATTGATATCTTTGTGGTTCTCCTACAGTATTTTTATCTTTACCCCTTTTAATTAAATGTGTTGAGCCACAAGTTGGACAGGCTAACATATTCCCATCATTATCTAATTGCAAAATATCTACATTAGAAAAGTTACCACCCTTATTTATTATTGCCATTCTTTTCTGCTTCCTTGATTAAGTATTCTAAATACCATTTTGCTTTTTTTAAATCAGACAAAGGAGTACCTTTATGTGGAAAACGAGTAACATATTTTATTATATTTCCACAAACATAATCCATAGACCAGCTACGAATGTACTCAGTTGTTTCAATTCCCTTAGTATAGTGTTCAGGTCTATTAATAAGGTCTATTTTCTTGTCGTTGCTCATCTATCTTTTGTTCAACCTGATTCCAAGGAATCGGCAAATAATCATCTTCCCAAGTTATAGCACCATAAAGGTAGTCTTGTCTAGTTTCAATCCTATCTTTAATGCGAAATTTGGCATGTTTATCAATAGTATAGATGGCATGTATAATTTCCATTTCACGAAGTGTGTATGGAACATTGCTACACATAACTATTTCTCCTATGTTAATAACTTAATAGAAATAAAAATTATTAACACTATAGTCAAAAGCTCGAATATACTAACTTCAGGCTTTAGGTATTTGGTTTTTATTTTATAAAAAAACCAATTAAAAAATTCAGGCTTTACAATAATTACAACCCCTATTAGCAAAGCTAATAGAAGTGCTTCTTGTATCATTGTGATAGGGGATTATCTGATCTTGCTTTCATTTCATTAACTTTAGCGTTTAATACTGCTATTTCTGCTTTGTTAATCGCAATGTCTGCTGTCAATGGTTTAATATCTACTGTTTGTCTAGCTTCTAATACCTCTACTCTTTGAATTAATTGTCCTTGATAGACAAACAATCCACCTAGAGTTATAACTAAACCAACAGCTCCTGTTATTACTTTAATATCCACGAATCCTCCTTAGGTGTTCTTCTGCTCGTATCGTGTTATCTATAGATTCCTGAAGAATCTTTTGACTTGTTGCCATAGGGTCGTTATATATAATTTGATTTTCAGCATATATATCTCGCAAATCAATATATTCTCTTTGGTCATCATAATTACCTCCATCAATAAATAATTGATTATCAAATATATTATTGTTGGTTTTTCCGTAATTGTCTATAGAAAGTGGGCTTTCCATAGCCCTTGCTACAATAAGCGAAGTAGCAATTAGTCTTTGATCTACCCTTTTAAGGGTTTCATTAACTTTCTTTTCTATAGATTCTATTGAAATAGTTTGAGTATCTGTTCTAGTGTTTCCTTGACTCCTGCCTTCTTCCACCGATTCATTTCTGCTTTCGATATTTTCTTCGTTTGCAGCAACTGTTTCAGTTCCTCCATTTCCTCGTTCACTATCTGTTGTTTCTCCTTCTCCGAGAGTTTCATCTACTTCTTCAGAAGCGACTGTAGTTTCTTCTTCAGGTTCAACAGTAGTATTTTCAGTTTGTTCAACAGGTTCAGGTGTATTTTCTGTGACTGTGCTTTCTCCTGTAGGCTCTGTAGAAACTCTTTCTTCGTTTTCTCTTGGTGCTTCTGCATTTCCTCCTCCTGCTTCAGCTTGTACGATTGTGCTAGTTTCTTCTCCTCCTCCAACTTCTTGTTGTATAGGCTCTGACTCAATTTCTCTGCTAGAGTTAGGGGTTTCGACGAGGGTCTGCCGTTCTTCTGCGAAGAACTCTTGTATAACTTCGCCTGTTGCTGTGTTGTTAAAACTTTCTGTTGTTTCAATTCTTTCTTCAAAGCCTTGGACTTCTGCTGAGAACGCTTCGATGGCCTTTGGTTCTTCATATACAACCTCCATAGGTATTTCTTCAAAACTCTCAATAGGTGGGAGTTCTGTTAATTCTATTGTTTCTACAGGCTCAAAAAATACATTAATAATACCTGTATTTATTTCTTCTTTTTTAATTTCTTCAATAAATATTTCTTCAAATATTTGTACTACCATTTCAGGTTCTTCAAATACCTCAAAAACTATTTCTTCTAAGGGTATAAATTCTACTTTTTCTACTCTACTAGATAATACTTCTTCTACTTCTTGAAATGTAGTTGTTATATGTGATGTTTGTATAGCTGATAAAACCTCATCATCATAGGTCATAGTAACAGATATATTATCGAAATTAGGGCCACCAAGATTAGCAGGACTATTGCTGTCAGAACCACTAATAAAAATGTTTCCCCTATTAGACCCTGTCCCAGTAAACGAAACGCTATCCGTAAAATCTTGTCCATTAATTCCTGTAACATCTGTTCTCTCCTGTGTAGTTGTAGCTAGTACATTGCTATCAGAATCTCTAATTTGTAATCGAATTGAAAAGCTATCGGCTGGGCCTGACCCTCCCCAGCAACCTGATACACCACACTCTCCATTCTGTACTTCAACAGATGAGTTAAGGGTAATACCATTATTAAGCATAGGTTGTGTAATTGTATTAGAGAATAAATCAAAGGATTGTTCTATGCTACCACTATCTCCAAACTCAAGATCATGTCCACCTGGGCAACAATCTCCTATTCTTTGTGCATCTCCCTGTAATGTCCAACCTGTAGTTCCATTATTAAAATCACCATTAGTAATTAAATTACCAGTTGTTTGACTATCTGCTAAAACCATTAATGGAAAAAATAAAGGAATTAAGTATTTCATTGTTTTTCAGGTAAATATATTTCTTGTTCATTACTGCCATATACTGACATTGGGCCTAGTGTAATTGAATGTGTAGTACAGCCAGTTAAGATTAAAGATAATAATATAACTCTAATCATTCCAGGTCATGCTAGGTTTGGTTCTAGCACCTCCTGTTAATTCTTGTTTTCGTTTCTCCATCCATTTAGCTTTAGCTTTTTCGCCAATTAATCCGTCTATAGGACATGGTGTACCTGCGTTCATCATTGCTTCCCATACATTTTTGTCTTGACACATTAAAGATATTGCTGCAACTTTCATGCCAAGTTTAGCTAAAACAGATACAGATTTACGTCTTTCGCAGTTAGGGTCTGTGTAATAGCTTCCAAAAGAGCCTGAGAAGCCAATTATGGTCATTCCTGCTGCTAAAGGTATAACACAGCTATCTTGGCCATAAACACTCATACCAGGGGCTGATGAGCTGTTAACAGCAGTTTTTTGATTTGTGCTATTATTAGTTTCATTATTAGTAGTTGTGTTAGAAGATGAACCTGATTGATAGGTTGTACTCGATTCATAGCCACCAGTAATTGCTGTGTTAGATCCTGCGTTATTAGATTGGGTATTAGTAGTTGAACCTGAAGATGTAACATCACCTATTGCATCAGCTATACCATAAGCCAATATAATTACTATCATTACATATATACATTGTTTTGCTAAGATTTTCTGCATTTCCATTTCCTAAGTGCTAGTGCCTTCCTTGTTGGTCTGCCCTTAGAATCTTTCATAGGGCCTTTAACACCACCCATTCTTGCACAAAAACTCTTTCTTCTTGCTGCTGCTTTAGACCCTTTAGGTGCTTTACCTGTTACAGGTCTTTTAAGATTAGCTCCTGTAGTTCTTTTAAAAAACTTTCTACCAGCTTCGTTTAATCCACCAGTTTTACTCTGATATTTCTTAGCTACCATTTTACTTCCTAGTTAAAGAACCACCAAAATATAAACCAATAATTGAGAATATTGTGTGTGATTGTAGGTTTGTTATAAAAATTGTATTGCCTTGTTCAAAATATGAGGTTTCATAAGTAGAACCAAATATCCACCAACCACTATCTGCTTCAGTTACGATTTGATATGCTACATTAACATCAGTAAAGATTGGAGCAACGATTGGTACTACAATAATAGAAAATACACACATTAAAGCTATCCATCTTCTAGTATGTTTAGTGTGTGGGTCTGATACTGCTCTAGCCTTGTCAGTTTGTTTGGCTGCAAAGTCTGCACGTTGCATTAACATCTTTTGTCTTTCAGCTTCGGCTTGTCCTTTCTGTGCCATAATAGACATTACACCACCTAGTACAGTAGAGCCAAGCATTGATATAAGTTCCATTGGTATCATTCTGTTTTCCTCAATTTAATATCTTGAAATTGTCTAAGTCTAACCAATACTTCTTTAACATTATCAGTTAAAATACCTTTGTTTTGTTGGTCTTTAATATACTTTTGTATTTGTGGTATAGTCATTGTTTGCATTTGATCTGCTAAATATTCTGCTCTTTTATTTATACTTAAAGATTTAACTCTAGCATCAGTAGAAGTAAGACCCATTTGTTTATTCTTAATTCTTTTAATTATTCCTTTAATAACTTGTTCGTTCATGTTTTCAGGATTTTTTAATACCTCATCTGCTAATATTTTTCTTCTCTCATTTGGTTTAGCATCTTCCATTCTTTTAAAAATGTCATAGGCTAATCTTGCATTTCTAGCTTTTTCAGTATTATCTTCTTTTTGTATTTGTTCTATTTCAGAAAACTTACCTGCTCTTGCAGCAAATACTTCATCATAGCTTTCTCCATAAAATCTTCTAGCAACTGGATAATCTCTTGGTGATAAATCTTGACCATTATAAATTTTGCTAGTTACATTAAGTATTCTTTGCAAAAATTGTCCAGGGCCACCAAAGTATGTTGCTGCTAAATATTTTAAACTTTCAGGGCTAACTTCATAACCTAGATTTTTTGCAGTATCAGCTAAATTCATAGCCATTTCACCACCATAAGTTTGTGCTGTCCAAGGAAATATTTTTTCTGAACTATGCACATTTCTAGTTTCTAACCATTCAGGTCTAATGGCTCTGCCTAAACCATCTTCGTTAGCTATTAATTCACTATAAGGTCTTAAAGGTGTAGGAACTGGACTCCCACCAAAAGGACTTAAAGTGTCAAAAAATTCTTCTCCTATTTCTTTTGCTACAGCTCCTGGTTCTTGATTAAGGTCTTGTCTAATAGCTTGTTGTACTTTATCCATAGAAACTTTAAGAGGAACTAAAGCATAACCTATAGGTAAAGATACATAATTTAATTCACCATCTTCGTTTTCACCTGTAATAAATACTAAATTTCTATTAGTAACCCAATTACTTCCATTTGTAGACTTTAATTTTTCTCTCCATTCAGGATCTTGATAAGTATTATAATAATCAACAGCTCCTGTTATAGCCATTAAACCACCCAATGTTCTAACTAAATTTCTTCTTGTTCCATCAGGATCTTTTTTAAATACATTTTTAAATAATACTTTGTTAGCCTGTATAGCAGGGTTAGCAAATAAATAACCTGCTCTTATAAGACCTACTTGTTTACCACCTAATGTTGGATCAAAAGATGAGTTTCTTGCAGCTAATGCAGCTTTATCAGAACTAAATCCTTGGTTTTTCATCATTCTAAATACACCAAATCTAGTTCCATCTTCAAACATTTTGTTAAAATTATTAACAAGGTCATCAACTTTATCTATTCTTTGTTTCATAGATGCTGTAAAAAATGTTCCATCTTTAGTCATGTCAGCTAATCTAGCTACTTTATCTTCTACTTGTTGTACTGTAGACAAACCATATCCACCAACAGCTCCACCACTTTGTTTAAAATCTTTATATTCTTCAAAAAGTTTTTTTTCTGCAGAAGTTTCTGCTTTTGCTTTTTTCATTTCTATTTTGTAAACAGTTTTCATATCTGTTCCTATATTTTTAGGATTTAACAACTGTGCTGCTTGTTTGCTTACTGGACTTTTAAAACCTAGTTTAGTCATACTGTTTACAAAGGCTTCTGTTCTATCTCTTGATAAGTTTGGAATCATAAATTCAGGACTATATCTTGTATACAAACTACCAAGTTTTCTGTTTATCCAAGTAGCTCCATTAAAAATAGCTTTAACATATTCATTCATTTCTTGTTTAGGTCTGCCTTTAAATGCTTCTGCTAAAGTTTTATCTTTAAAATCAATTAATGTTTTTTTCCCATCTTCAAACACACTTAAAGTTGTATCGCTAGGTTTTACATTGTCTTGAAATTTATCAGTTTCTACTTGTTTATAATATGGTTGTTTGTCTGCTCTAACATTTACTATAGAGTCAGCTACATCTTTGTTCTGATCTAATAACCTTTTAAAAGCTATATTAGCTTTATTAGTTTCTGCTCTCCTTATAGTTTGTGCTAAACTTTCGTTAATATTTTTTCTGATAGAGCCAACTTCTAAATCACTTCCTTTAAGTTGTTTTATACCTGTAGTTCTAACTTCTCCAAAGGCATTTCTAGGATTAAAGTATGATTTAATATCTGTTTCATCTACAATTCTATTTAAAGGAACATAGTCAGGTCTTTCTTTTCTCCATATAGCTGCTTGTTCTTTAGAAACTAAACCACCACCTTCTGCTGTATCTAATATTTTTTTTGATAAAAATTGTAATTCCTTTATTTCGGTATCTAGTAAATCTAAAGTTCCATTCTTTTTCATTTTATCTAAAGTTGCTTTTGCTGATTGGTTAGTCATTCCAGACCTTCCATCTGCTCCAAGCCTTCTATTTACTTCAGGTGCATATTTAGCAAGTAAAATAGTGTCTAAATCTTTAGAAAGTTCTTCAACAGTTCTAGATTCCATTCCTGGTGTTTTGTTAAGTATTCCTGCTTTTCTAATTAAACCATCGTTAATTAACTTATTAGAATCTATTAATAAATCTGTTTGGTCTTTAATTTTTTGTTCTGCTAATCTTTTTTGTAAATAATAATCTGCATCATCTTTACCTAATGTTTTTAATATTCCACCATCTTTATATAATCCACCAGCTACTTCATCTTGAATTAATCTTTGTCTAATATTTTCATCGTCCCAATTTTCTCTAAATCTAATATAAGCTTCTTCGTTTTCTATTTTAAAAGTTTCTAATTGTTTTTTGCTTAAACCATTAATTTTATCTGATAGTAATTTTACATCTTTATCTGTTTCTATAAGTTTTAAAACATCTCTTGACTCTAACCCTTGAATTTTACTATAAGTTTTACTAAATGCAGCTCCAGTTAAACCTAGCCCAGCACCTAATAAAGCACCTGTAAAACCAGCACTAGTAAGTTCATCTATAGTTGGCATACGACCTTCATCAAATCCTTTTTCTACTGTTACTCCACCTGCTGCTATTCCAGCACCAATACCACCTTGCCTAACAACAGCATCTTTAACAGCTTCCATTCCTTTTTTACTTTTAGATCCTGGAATTAAGTTAATAAATGAATCAGCTAAAATTCTTCCATAAGATATATTATCAGGATTAATCATTCTTTGAGCTATATATGAACCAGCAGCACCTGCTGATAAACCACCTACTATATAACCTAATGGCCCTGCTACAGTTGCACCAGCAATTCTTCCTGTTTCACCAATAGCTATTTCAGTACCTAAAGCAAGACCCATTTGAGATATAGATGCTTCTTCTTGTGGATTTCTTGTTGGTTGTATATCAGGATCTTTTGGAAATAAATCAGAAGTTTTTAATGTATTACCTGTTAAAACATTAGACAAATCAATATCTAATCCTTTTTTTTGATTATTTGCTGATTGAGGTATTTCTATATCTAAAACTGCCAATTTATTCTCCTGTATATCTTATATTATTAGCTTCTAATGTATCTTTAATATCTTGTTCTGTAGCATCAGGAAATTGTGCTTTTATTGTTGCAACAGCTTTATCGTATTGTTCTTTTGTTACATTATCTCCTTCAGGTTGTTCTCCAAAAAAACTATTATCAGTTAAAGAAGTATCTGCTGTTGTTCCTTGATAACCAAATGTTCCATCTGATCTTTGGAAAACAGATATTTTTGCATCTTCGCCTAATGCTACTTTACCTGCTGCTAATGCTTGTTCTCCACTTGTATAGCTTGTTTGTGAACTAGCAACTGTTGATGCTGATTCTAAGGCTTGTGTTAAAGGAGTTTGCCCAGGTCTTGTAGGTTTCATTAAAGATAATCCTGCTCTAAGTAATGCAGCATTTAAAACTTCTTTAGCTGTTGACTGAGAACTTGGTCTTAATACTTCTCCAAATCTCATAGCTGGTGCTTGTTCTTGTTGAGGTGCTTGTGAAAGTAATCTTCCTGTTA